TAATGGAAATGTTATTAGTGGTGAGATTGATGAGAATGAAATAGGTAGTTCATTATTTTTAAAAGAAAATAAATATAATATACATGAAATATCAGACTCACGTACAGAGTTAAGATTGATAACACAAAACATTAAAGATGAAGGTTATTTAAGACGATTTTATAAATTAGGTTCAAAGGAGACAAAATTTCAAGCTGATGAAACTCCAATGAGTAATGTTGAATTTGTGGGAACAGCAGAGGAAAAATCTACTTCAAAAGAGATAAAGTTTATAAGCACTACTGGTATGAGTGAGGGTAGATTTGACCAGTCCATGAAAGGTGGTAAAATAATTATTCCTAATTTTTTTGTTATTGCTAAAAATGATAACACAATACCTAAAAGTGGAGAAGATTTAGGATATCTTGATTATGAAGTTGTCAATGGTACTGAATTAAGAAGTAGTTTTAGAATGGTTGGAATTGAGACTGGTACTGAATTAAGAAATGAGAACAATCAGTTTGGAGATAGATATCTTGGAACACATCACCAATTTTTTGAAGGGTTAAGTTATGATGATATTATAATAAATCCATTAACAGGTGAACAGATAACGAGTGATTTTGTTCCTGGTTACCTTAGACAAGATAGTAATACAGGACAGGCTTATGAGTTAGGTTTATCCTTAGTTCATACTGATTTAGCTTCACAAGCTGCACAGATAGGTGATTTTTCAAGTAGAATTTATAATGTTTATGCTATGGCTAGTGCAGAAATTTTTAATTATATTAAAGCATCTAGACAAGGTGGAGTTGCAATATTTGATTTCGAAAGTAATTCTGTTTTTGAATCAGACTCTGCCGTTGAATATACTTGGGAAGTATTTGGTTGGGATAGAGATGGTGGAAGTAATAGTAGAAAATATGAATTAAACAGAAAATTTGGTACTGATGGTACTGATTTACAAGGAAATATAAAAATATTTGGAGGTAGTGAAATTGGAGATAACCGATATGCAGATGAAGCTACTAGTGGAGCTGGTATGGTAGCAAAGAAAACTGTTTCTCCGAATGATTTTGATAGAACTGCATATGCAGAAAATTCAAGACCTGGATGTAGATTAAGGGTTGGTTGTTATAGTAAAGATACTCATATTGGAGTTCAATTAACAGTCAAAGATAATACTCGTAATGTAAGTCGTACAACAGCACTTCCTGCTTTTATTTGGGTGGTTTCATAATGAGTAGAAGACCATATAAAGAATTACCAATATTTTTTCCTCAACCAGCTCCTGTTGAAGATACAATACCAGTAGAAGAGTTAGGTGGACCTAGTGGTCAGTTAAATGAACAAAAATCAATTGACCTTGGTAATATAATTGCAGAGGAAGGGTTTTATGATGATGGTCAATTAGTTCCATCAAGAATAGTATTGTATAATGAACCATTTACAATGGAAATTGTTGGTGAGGCTGATAGTATATTGTGGTATATGCATAGAGACGGTCAACAGATTGGTAGTGTAAAACAAGGTCCTAGACAAACTTATAGATTAAATGAAGGTGATTATCCAGATTTATTAACCTCAATAACAGTTATTGAAATACGAGTTGTTCATGAAAAACGTGTAGAACGTGATAATGGTTTTATGGATGTAGGTGAAGAAGAACTAGGTACTATTCCACTAAGTATAATACCAGAATTACCTATTGATGCTCAAAACAGAGAAACTTTTGTACCACCACCGTTCACATTAACATACGCACCATTTGTTGCAAAAATTACTAATGTTAGTGGTGACACTATACAAATAGATAAAAGTTATCAAGATTTAATTGATAGAATTAATCCAATGGAACCTGTTGCAGAACAACCAAATGAAACATTTGATAATTGGATAATTTCACACAAATCTTTAGATAGAAAAGACTTGGACACATATTTACATTTTGGTGATGATAAAAGAATTTTAGTTACAAACGTAAAAGTAGATAATAAAACTATACCACAATTACCATATTCAGTTGTTTATAAAACTTATGAACCTTTACCAGATGATATAACAGATAGTGACCAAGTTCATGTTGTTCGTGAAATGTTACCACCTCTAATGGAAACGGTTGAGTTGGTTGGATACGCACAAGAAGATGAAGATTTTCAAGTATTAATACCAAAAGACAATTTACCACAAAATTCACCTATAACAAAAAGACAAACTGAATTTAAAAGTTATGATGACTTAGTTACTACAGATGGTAGATTAAAAGATGAAATAGAAGATAAATTTTTAAAAGAAACTCCTGTAGACTTATCTATAGAATATTCTCAGTATGAAAATTTTATCAACTTTTCTTCTGCACAAAAAAGACTTGAAAACTTTAAATATAAAATTGAACAAATAGAGAAAGAAACAGCTTTAAGTGCTTCTTTTGTAGGTTTAACTAACGGTGAAGCTGATTTAAAAATACATCATAATAAAATAAGAGATATAAAAAATAATTTTGATGGATATGAAGATTATTTATACAATACAAAATCAACTTATGTTTCTAGTTCAATAGGAGTATTTCCAAATGCTTCTTGGCCTAAAGATGGTGATGGTACATATGAAGATCCATATAAACCTGTAAGTTCATCAGATTCTTCGTTTGTAGATTGGTATGGTTCTATATCTAATAAAACTGGTCAGTTATATAGTGCTTCCTTTTACGATACAGAAAACGGTAATCGATTAGTAAATCTTTTACCAGAACATGTAAGAGAAGATTCTAATAATTCACAATTTCTAGATTTTATGGATATGGTTGGTCAACAGTTTGATGAACTTTGGTCTTACATAAAAGCAATATCTGATATTACAGATAGAAGGTTGGATTTAGAAGATGGTTTTTCAAAAGATTTAGTTTTTAGTTTAGCTAAATCATTGGGTTGGAATACACAAGATGGAAAGGATTTGTTAGATTTAAGTAGATATGGTTTTGGTAGAAAATTAAGTGGTAATTCGTATTCATTATATACGTCTGGTTCTTTAGATTCACCAGTTGAAGCTGATGTCTCAAAGGAGATAACAAAAAGATTAATAGCAAGTATGCCTTTTATATTAAAATCAAAGGGTACAGTCGCTTCTTTAAAAGCAATATTAAATTGTTATGGTATACCATCTACTATCTTAAAGGTTAGAGAGTATGGTGGATTAGACACTAAAGTACAAAGAGCACCATTCGAAACTAAACGAAAGTTTACAAGAGCTCTTGGATTTAGAGGAGCACAATATGTTAGTGGTAGTTGGTCAGATGATTCTACTACTAGTAGAAAACCTGAAACTGTAGAACTTAGATTTAGGTCTGTTAATAGTTCAGACCAAGTGCTCATACAAAAAGATACTGATTGGGCTATAAAACTAAAAGATAATGGTGAGACAGATAATATGGGAACTGTGGCATTTGTTCTTTCTGGTTCTGATGGATATAAAACCGTTAGTTCTTCTTTACTACCTGTTTATGATGGTGAGTATTATTCTTTAATGTTAAAAAAACAATCTTTGATAGAAAAAGAAGCAGGAAAAAAATTACTTGCAACTTATTCTTTTTGGAGGACTTATACTAAATTTTCAATTTTAAAAAAACACAAAGATAGACCGGCATGTGAAATAAGTGCTACAGTTTTGATTAGTAAGGATGAAACAGAATGGCCTATATTTATGGATGGAAATCCTTTATATTTAGAAAGAGGAGACGCAGCCGTATATCTCGGATGTGAGGTTGAACATTGGAGAGAGGAATTCGAAGGAGATCATCAATTTCAAACATTTTTACATTACGTTGATGCTGAAGGTAAAAATAAAGGACACTACATGGATAAAAGAAAATATTGGGGGATATTATAATGAAAATAAATCAAAAAGAAGATGGGTCAGGTGAAATAGTTTTTACTGATCAGGAAATAGAAATAATTAAAAAAAACAAAAAACTCATATTGTCAGTTGAATTTTTAAAACATTTTATGAATTTATTTATAAGTGTTTTCTTTTCATTAACTAATCCATCATATTGTGCTTTTAAGGCATCATAAGTCTTTACCTTGTTATTATATTCTCTTTCTGTTTTATTAGCTAAAGCTTGCAATTCATACTGTTTTTCAAGCACATCTAATTGAGATGGTTTTCTAAATTCAGCTAATTGCTGTAAAACTAATGCTGCTCCTTTCCAATCACTCATAATATACTCCTATATATACTCATCAAAATCACTAGTATCAAAAGTTCTTTCACTTTTATTTAATTTGCTCATGCCTGCAAGACTTGCTCTAGTAGTTGATATTATATTTTGCATTTCTAATGATAATCTATCTAGTTGACTTCTTTGGTCTTCTAATGCTTTATCTCTTGTAAATTGTTGCCTATCTCTAAATCCTTCAGATAATTGTTTTCTAGCCATCTGTTGTGCTCCAGAACCTGCTAAATTGGCTCTACCTGCAGTAGCAGCTAAGTTGCCTAATTGTTGTTGAAATTGCTGTCTATTCCCTTCTATTTCTAAATCAGCTGCTCTATTTATTATACTATCAGGAGATGATAGTCTATCAAATTGTTCTCTTAATAATCCTAAACTAGTTCTAGCATCTTCTTTAATTACAGCAGAACTTCTTTCTTGCGCTTTTTCTTCTGCACTTTTACCACTCAATTTCCATTTAGAAGGTTTCAAAATATTTTTAAATCTTTTTTTAGGAATTAATGTTTTCCCAATTATTGCTGATGCTATTAAGCTTCCAAACATATTATAACCTTCCTGTTCTTACTGTTGGAGCTTTATAACCAGCTGTTGTAGGTTGTTTTTGCCCTAAAATACCTAGCAAAGTACCACCAGCTAATAATGCACCTGATACCCATCCTGCAGGATTCCAAAAATTAGTTGCTGCAACTCCACCTAATGCTGTCATAGCTCCACCTATTTTTTGAGTACCTGTTGTATCGCTAGAAGCTATATCTGATACACCACTTGCTATATTTAATCCAGGAGTTACTTTGGTTGCTATTGTTCCTACTGTTTTTTCTCCAACTTTTTGAGCTACTTTTGAGCCAACCATAGAGCCAATACCTTTAGTAGCTGTTCCTATCCCTGACACTAAACCTGCACCTGCACGAGTTTGTGTTATTGGGTCTACATCGTCTTGCGATAAAGTATCTAATGATGAATATACATTTCCTAATCCACCTGTAACTTGTGATAAATCTTGCTTGCCTGCTAAACCTAAACCTGTAGAAGCTAAACTAAATGCAGATGCATCATCTCCTGCTTTAATATTTTCTATATCTCCATAAGCTCCATACAATGTTCCTAAAGTATCTATAGGTCCACCATTTTTTGCTTTTGGTATTTTACCTGTTTTATTTAATTTAGCTAAAAATCCAGGATTTGATTTTTCTAATTTTTTTACTGAGGACTTTCTTATAACATATTCACCACCTTCCATTTCTATAGGCTGGTCACCAACTTGTGTTAATATTCCACCTTTTGCATGAGAAGGTCCAACTAGCTTTCCACCACGTTGTTTTTTTTGTAAATTTTTTAAAAGATTAGAACCTAATTGTTTTTTAAATACATTTGTCGCCATAAGAGCTGCATCTTTATTTATTTTATCAGATGGCATAGCTATACCTGCATCTTTAAATTGTTTTTCAGTTACACCAAAAGACTTAATCTCATCATATTTATCTTTAGTAAAACCTGGAGTTTTAGAATAATCTATTACTCCTTGACTTATTTTTAACTTAGGCAAAAACTCATCTTTAACAGCTCCTAATGTTTTTCCAACTATACCTTCTTTTTTAGTTTTAACTTTTTCAAATATAGGGATTCTTTCTTTTTGACCTATATCTAATGTTGATGATTTAAATTTATCTGCTAAATAATCATCTCTAAAATCTTTAATAGTCTTGCCAGCTTGCAATGCAAACAATATTTGACCTGTAACTTTGTCTCTTTTTTCCTGTGCTCTTCTTTGTTCAGCTTCTAATTCAGCAAGAGTAACTCTTAACCTATTATTAAAAGAATCTGAGACATATCCTATATTAGTTTTAGCTCTTGGTCCTCTAGCCATTTAATCTCCTAATGTTATTTGTCTCCATTTATTATCTATTTTTATGTATAATTTACTAACACCTTGATGTTTATTCACACGCAATTCTCCTTCTTCTCCATCATTGTCATTTACAGTAGGAGTTGTAGTAAATTTGACTCTAAAGCCT